GAGGGATAAATAAATGTAACATTTCCCTAGCCGGAACTCTAATATGCTTTCTTTCGACTTTCGTGCTAAAGTTTAAGCTATCATTTGGATGGGCAGTAAGCACATAATACGCAACCGGCTTGTGAAACTCGTCTATTTCCACACCCATCCGGATCGAGTTGCCATTATCAGCCTTGCCGTTCTTACCTTCATCAATCAGATCGCTTTCAATGAACTGCAAAGAAAAGCCGTCACGATAACGCCGGTTCTGCACGAACTTCACGAAAACTTCACCATCACGAGCCAAGGTTTCAGCCACATATCGTTGAGCATCTAGCCAAGACATTCGGCCAGTTACGTCACAATTTCCCATTCTTCCCCATGACCGAAAAGCATTCTCTAATATGGTATTTCCGGCTGCATCGAGCGATCTATCATCATTCCTTGCTCTGACCTGGACAGTAAAGCCCTTTTCACCAACAACATTAGTCTTGATTAGGTTCAGAAAGCGTTTTGCATACTCGTTATTCCGTGCCAAATCACGGCTTCTGTTTCGTAATACCGGCAAACTGTTTCGCAGTTCGCTATCAGCCGAAAAGCTAGAACCAACGAAATCAGCAAACAATCTGCCTTGATTTGCTCCGGCATATTGTCTTAACCGTCTGCGGCTTCTCCTGTTTAGCCGTTCTTCAGGCTGTTCATTTCGGAAAGATAGGAAATCAAACAAACCCATATTAGAACCTCATAACAACAGTTGATGACGTTCTGCGTCCATGCTTTACGTCAAGTTTCCGTCTGTGCGCTTTTACTTCTCGCCGATAATTATCACGCCAAGTCAATAATTCTTCTGGTGACATTTTAGTTAATGATCGTCCTGCAATACTGTAACTAGACACATCTGCATCTGCACGGTTTTCCAGTACAGCCTCGATCTTTTGCAGCATCTTTTCAGCATGAGTTCTTGGATCGACAGCGTTAACGTCCAGATCAACCGTTACATCCAACTCACCTTGATCAAGGATAAGTCTATTGTTTGAACTGGTTTCAAGCACTTCGATCTGATAATGATAAAGTCCGGCTGTAAAAGCTGCGGTTGCATTGCTACTAGCAGAAAACAAATAATCATCACCGCTGTTACTCGCAGCAATGCTAAACTCAACATTTGCGCCAGTTCCCGATCGGGCCATAAATGTCATCGAATGTGATGTATTCGGATAATCTGATGAGAATTGTGTTAGCTTAAATTGAACTAGATCACCGATAACAATGGCTCTTGGGACTTCCTTGGGTGCATTATCAGCGTCAAATAAATTTGCCATATTGCTAATATCCTGTTACAAAATTATTTGGACGCGGTTTGAATGTGCGCCTCTTGGGAACTGCTTGAGTTGATTTTACCTTATTTTTGCCCTGTTTTGCAAGGTGTTCAATGTTTAATCCCATCAATTCAAGTGCAGCCATCGCATAAACCCTACAATCTAAGGCTTCGTTGCGTTGTCTAATCTTTACCCATTCCCTTTTTGGACGGCCTTTATAATACTTTGTCACCTTCTTTTCTGATGTCAGCATCCGGAAATATTCTTCATTGTGAGTAAATGGAAAGTGACAATATCCGGCTCCTTCATCCGTTATCTTCAGTCTGGCAAAGATCAGTTCCTTGGCCGTATCCGTTCCAACAGGAAATAAATTAATCTTGCCAATATTGTTTCTGCTTGGCTTTCCGGCAATCGGCTTTCCCTCGCCACCAATACCCTTGATAGCAAACACACGCTTTCCGGCTCTTTGCCGTGCATAATTATAAACTTGTTGCGTGTAGTGACCACCACTATCAACACAAGTTGATCTGATTATCATTTCACCCCTGATCGGATGCACAAACGTCTGACCAAGGACTTCATCTAATCTTTGCCATAATTCTGCACTAGACGGATCACCATAGATTTCATCATACTGAATTGACCAAGTTTCGTGACCGCTTCCAGTTCCTAATATCTCAAACGCAACTCGATCATCCTGAACGTCAACACCGGCTGTCAATACAACAACACCTTCAGGCACATCATCCGGCCAATCTTCACGCCGTTCGAATAAATCATATTCATCTATTCTTTCGCCTTGTTCTTCAAAGGTTTCACCTAGAGTTGTATTTATCCAGGTTCGCAATCGCATCGGATCACGCTTTGACGCCAAGAAATCACGCACAATGTCCTCTAATGGTGTCCAAGGTGAATATAAAGCCGACAGATGAAAACCGGCAGTCTTGCCATCACCTTCAGCCGTCTTTCTCCATTCGCCATATCTGACAGCCTGAAACCGCTTTGCATCATTCCAAACGGAGCCGCAACAATCGCAAATATATTCGGACGTTTGCGGCTTGCTGTCCGTCCATTGCACGTTGCTCCACTTCAGTTCTTGATGTTCGCCACAATCAGGACAAGGCACAAAGTATTTCCGTTGATCACTTTCTGCATAAGCATCTTCTATTCTTGATGCACCTTTTTCAGTTGGAGTACTAACCAGAATGATCTTTCTATTCCAGAATGTTGCAGATCGCTTTCGAGCCAACGCAACCGGATCACCTTCAGTTCCGGCAGATATTGGATAGCGATCAACTTCATCACATAAGATTATTCGGCACGGCCTGGATGCAAGTGATGACGGAGAGTTTGCACCGCAAGCTGTAACGTGACCACCGGCAAACACTTTATGCAAAGTTGTGTTTCCACTGTCTCTTGCTCTTGGATCGCCAATCTTCTCCGATAAAACTGGAGTGTCTCTTATAGCCGGAGCCAATCTATCCTTTGACCAAGTTTGCGCCATTTCTAATGTTGGTTGCACAACTAACATTGGTGCAGGGTCTTGATGTATATGAAAGCCGACAACATTATTGATCAGTTCTGTTTTGCCGATTTGTGCAGCCGTCATTAATACAACATTCTCAATATCCGGATCGCTAATAGCATCCATCATGCCGCGCTGATATTCTGCACGACTTGTTGACCACTTTCCGGCTTCGGCTGAACTTTCCGAAGATAGTTCACGATATTGATCAGCCCACTTACTGACCGTCAACTTTGGTGGCGGTTTTAATGCCGTCCTGATTGCTTCCTCTAAACGCCGTTTAAGTTTGCGCTCTTGCCGCTTCTTTATTGTATCCGACCAATTCATCTAATGCTTCAATTATTGCTTCTTCTATTATTTCTCTAACTTCTTTGACGGTTGCCGCTGCATGAGCTTCGGCTGCTACCTTAGTTGGAGCCGCCAAAAGTTTATTCCTTGCCTTGGTCAACTGTTGTTCAAACTGTCTTGCCACTTTTTCTATATAGACCAGATCACCGCGCTCGACAGCATTCTCCATTTCCTTGGCATCAGCCTGTTCTTTGGCTAGTCTCGCTCTTTCTGCACCAAGTTCTAGATTATTGTTATTGTTACCGGCAAGATTGCGGATGTGCTTTAGATACTGCAAACGGACTTCATCTATGTCATATTTGCCTCGATCTTGCTTATCTAAAACGCTTTGTCTCACCATAGTTTGAAGCACTTTTGCGTTCACTCCAAGATGATCAGCGCAAGCCTCTAAGCTAGCCATCAAACAACATCCCTTGTTTCATTTCTTCATTTCCACTAATTTTTGCACAAAATAAACTTGGTTGTCTTGCAGCTTCATCAACTCTTTTGCAAGCTGCTTCAAAATAATCTTGGTCTAATTCAATTCCTATTCCTTGTAATCCTAGCTTCTCACAGGATACGAGTGTTGTTCCACTCCCTAAGAATGGGTCTAATATTGTTTTTGTGTCTTTTGGTAGACGGTTGATACACCATTTCATAAGATCATCAGGCTTTTGAGTTGGGTGAATTTTCCCTTTAATTTTATTGCAAAGTGTAAATTGTCTAAGGACACAATCTAAGCTAGTGTATGCAAGTTCTCCATCAGCAAAATCTCCACCCATTAACTTTGACCAATACAGCCACCCCCTTGAAGGTGGTAATAAATCTGCAAAATAATTACCACCCCATATTATTTGATGATCAGATATACTAAAAATTAAATCAAATATTTCTTTAGGAGGTCTTTGCTTATCCCAACTTTTTTTTGGCAGAACTCTTGCACCACCGCCCTTTCTGCCTCTAAAATTACCACCATCTTGATTTATTCCGTAGGGTGGATCAGTCACAACAGCATCAAAGTATCCAAGGAGTGGCATAACCCTCAAACAATCACCCAAAATGATCCGCTGACCTCCTATGATTTCTTCTTTTAAGATAGCCATGCAAAAACTCTTCTCAAAATATAAGATCGCATAAAACTTATGACAAAAAAGAATAAAACTATTTCGATTGCTTGAATTTTAGATGGCTCAAAACCCCAAAAGGGAAAAAAATAAAATGTTGCCGCCCAAGAAACAAGCAATCCAATTAAAGCGTTTAAAAATGCTTCGCTTGCACTAAACCAATTCATTATAAATACTCTTTATGATCCCGACCCTTAATATGAGTTCTGTCGCTAGAAAACTTTTGCAGTCCGAATTACC